GCCTGCAACTCGTGGCGATTCAGCCAGCGATCCTGCGCGCCAAACGCCTCGATTTCGTCGCGTAGCGCCTGCAGCACCTCGCGGCACACTGCGCTCATCTCCAGACTCCAGCTCTGCCAGGCCTGCAGCAGATAGTGGTGAAAGCGCTGCGTTTCCTGCCATTCCGTGCCATGCAGGCGGACCACTTTTTCATCAGCCAGCAAAAACTCCAGCTCGCCCCACACCAGCCCGCGCTTGCAGGCGATATCCAGTAACTGGTTAAAGGGGATCAGATACTCATGCTTATCGCCGCTGACTTCGACGCCTGCCGCCATTAAACGGACACGATTATAAGGATGCTGGGCAAGCCGTTTGCCCATCGAGGTTGCTTTCAGTTCCACGCCGACACCAACGTCAGAGAATAGGATTAGGGGGAGTTTACCTGTCAGACCCTTAGCGCTCCAGCCTTAAAACAGGCTATACTGAATTTATAAACACTTTCATTGATTTTTATATTATTTTTCAAGCACTTAAGTTTATATATGGCCTTTATATTTTTCACATGGCAGCAAAATGGCAGCAGAAAATTTTCGATGGCAGCGGGCATAAAAAAACCCGCTTTCGCGGGCTTCATTCAGTGCAACTGTAACGGCTGCTGCTCTTGATGTACATGGAGCATCACTTTGTTCACCTGCCCCGGACTTACGATAATCCCCGCTAGTGCCTCGTGCGTCTTAAAAGTACAACTGCAATTGATGTTGGTGCATTGATGGTAACGCTCTTTTGTTTCTTTCGAGATATAGCGGCTGCTTTTAGCGTGAGCTGCGGTGCTGCATAACGGGCAGTGCATCATGATCAATAATCCTTTAGATGGCGAAGCGGTGGCGGCTGTTTGTATTTTGAATAATCAAACTTGATTTTGCAAATTTAAGTTTCATCTCATTTACACCTCATCCTCATCTGCTACGCCATCCTCTTCTGCCGTGTACTCAACATCAGATAGCAATACCTCGAAATCAAGTTGTGTTGTATAGCCTCCACTTGAAAGGCTATGCGTCACTTTGCTGATAATCCACGGCTGCGCATCGATCACCGACTTAAAGCCGCTCACCCTGACCGGCGTCTCCGGGTACAGGTCGGCACGTCCCATCGCGAGCGTAAGCGAGAACTCAGCGACGCCGCGCTGCAGCTTATCCCACTTTGCTTTAGCTGCCCGCATCGCGGCCGCTTTCGTCGCATACACGGTCGTCAGCGTAAAAATGTTGTCTTCAGTCCCTGCGAGATAATCTCCCTCTCTGGCCTCCGGTGTTTTGGTCGCAGTCACCTTTTTCTTTTTAGCCGCGGGGTGCTCCAGCGCGCGCAGGTGCTTTACCTTCGGCTTACGCTTCACCTTAACTTTCTTTGGCTTCGGGTCTTTGGTATGCAGCCAGCTCGCAGAGACGCCGGTGTATGCGCCTCGGTCGGCAATGCTGAAGCTGTGCCGGTCGCCATCCTGCCGCGTGATAGTCATCTGCGGAATCGGCTTGCCGCTGACAGTGACGCCGTTACCGGGCTTTATAAACAGAAGCCGCCCGGCCTTTACTGCCGCAACCGCGCCGTACAGCGTGGCGAGGCGCGTCAGGAATTTAGCGTCAGTTTCCTGCGTCTGGTCGATGTGAGCCACGGCAATTCCGGCGAAGCCATCGGCCAGCATTGGCTTTAAGTTATTGCGCCCGGCTATCTGCGTCACAATTTCCCCCAGGGTAGTGTCGTGATAGGACACCTCCCGGCGGGAATTGAGCGAGCCACGGAAATCAGCGCTGCGGGCGCGGATTGTCATGGTGTCCGGCGCGCCGTGGTGCTCAACCTCATCAACGGTGAAATTACCTTTGCCGAAAAGCGTCTGGCCTTTCCAGCCGAGAAACAGCGTTATCACTGCGCCGCGCACCGGCATAGCCAGCTGCCCGTCGGCGTCGTCCAGCTCAATATCCAGCTGGTCAGCTTCGAAGCCGCGATTATCGGTCAGCGTCATCGAGATAAGGCGATCCCGGATATTAGTTGTGACGTCTTTAGAGTTAACCTTCAGCATGAAATCCGGCGTCAGCTGCGCCCCGGCCTGCACCGGCAGGCTGCTTATCCCAATCATCCGAGCAGCCCCCCTGCAGATGAAATCAGGCTACCGGCCGCCGACTTCACGCCGTCGATTGCTGACGTGAGCTGCCCTGGCAGACTGACGGAGCCGCTGATAAGCCCGTCAGCCTGTTTCTTCAGATCGCCAAACATTGAGGTGAGCGACTCGTCAACGCGCTTCAGGCTCAGGGTAAACATGATTTTACTGGCCGTCCCGTTGGGGTAAAACTCGCTGAAGGTGTTAGAAATACTCTCAATCACGTACATGCCGTAAATCATGCCGCTGCCACCAATCAGCGGCCACGCCATTCCCTCGTCGGCCATCAGACGGACAGTCATCAGCGACACCGAGCCGCCCGTGATTTCCGGGCGAAGCTCCCCGGAAAGCGTGATTTTCTCATCGCCCGGCCCGATAAACTGCGCCGACGGACGCTGCCCGAACCGGCTGTTAGTGGGCCAGCGGTAATCGATATTCTGCTGCATATCCCCGTAAGGCAGGGTCTGCCGCATAAACGGCATCATGCCGTAAATCATCATCATCGGTTAATCCTCCCAGCCCATTTTGCTGCGGTTCTGTGCCTGGCGGTTGCGCTGCTCTTTAGCCTGGTGCTGCGCCATCAGCGCCATTGCGTCGTCTTTGGTCATGCCCTCGTGCATGTTGATTTCATACTGATAAGTATTCTGGCTGCGGTCGGTGAATCCGCCTCCTGCTGACGGGGCTGAAACCGGGCGATAAGGCGCACCACCATAGGCGATGTTGTATTGCAGCCCGCCGGTATCTGCGCCCGCGCCGCCGGTTGCTACCGGATCAGGGGACGGGACTTTGTCTTTGAGGCCATCGGATTTCGTATCGATAATGCCGAGCTTATCCAGCACCCAGTTGATGCCGCCCATAAGCTGATCGAGCGCGTGGCTCGGGATTTTCAGCGCCTCGGCCAGCATGTTGCCGAACTTCTTACCCATGTCTCCGGCGGCGGCAAGTTCGGTCTGCGTGGATTTCACCGGCTCCAGCAGTTTGCCGAACCAGTCCCAAAGCTCTTTGACCTTGCCACCTACCCAATCAAACACCGGCTTTAGCGAACCGAAGGAATCACTGATCGGCCCCATCGCTGCGGTAAACCCTTCGGCCATGCCTGCTATAAAGGCGCTGATAGGCTCCCAGTATTTGCGCACCAGTAGCGCCCCGGCCACGATTGCCGCCACGACGGCCACCACCGGCAGCGTGATAGCGCCGAGCGCGGCCGTAATGGCTCCGCCCGCGATGCTGAATGCCGTGCCGAGGAACCCCGCACCGGCAATCAGGGTATTTACGCCCGCAATCACCGGCCAGGCTACCAGCCCGATAGCGCCCAGCGCGCCAACAAAAATCAGTCCAGCCGCTGCCGCTTTAGCAAGGCCCGCTGACAGAACCGGGTTTGCCTGTACCCACTTATCTATATTGAGCAGAAATTTCGTTGTGTCCTGGGTAAGTGTGCGCAGGCTGCTATCCATCTGGTCATAAATATCTGTGCCCAGCGCCTCATAGCCTGACTGCATTTCCTTGAAGTCGCCGCCGAGATTGTCCTGCTGCACTTTGACCAGCTTTTCTGTGCTGCCATCAGAGTTCTGGAAATTCTTAGTCAGCCTGTCAAGCTCACCGCTGGATGCAGATTTCATCAGCGTCACTGCTGAAGACGCGGCCTCCTCCCCGAATATGGTTTTCAGGTATTCGGCCTGCTGCGCATCACCGAGTTTGTTTTTTTCAAAAGATTTCTGCATCTCCTTCAGGATGGTGAAGAAGGGGCGCATGTTGCCTTTTTTGTCAGCCGTGTTGACACCCAGTTCCTTTATGGCCTTAAAGGCTGCGCCAGTCGGTGCCTGCACGCGCAGCAGCATCGCACGAATACCTGTACCAGCCATGCTGCCAGTAGTGCCATTATTCGCCAGCGCGCCAATCATCGCCGCTGTCTGCTCGGCACTGACTTTGGCATTTTTAGCGACTGAAGCGACATAGGGCATTGCATCGCTCAGATCCTGAAACTTTGTAACTGTTCCATTGAGGGTGGCGGAAATCACGTCGCCCAGATGAGCGACTTCGCTATTAGCCAGGCCGAAAGCGTTTTTAGTGCTCATCAGCAGCTCTGCGCTGTCTTCCATTGTTTGGTTGTTGGCGAGTGACATATTCAGCGTAACAGGCGTTGCCGCCTTAATGTCATCAACGCTGCCACCTGCTTTGGCTATTACTATCTGCGCCTGCGCGGCATCGTTCGCTGAGGCTGCGGTGTTGTCGCCGATGCTGCGTGCCTGGGTTCTCAGAGACTGAAACTCAGGCGACTTTTTATCAAGGCCAAGAGTTGCCTGAAGTGTGGAGTTCGCCAGGGCGAAATCATAGCCAGGACGCAGCACGGATGAAGCGGCCACAGCCCCGACCGTTGCTGCGCCGACACCGGCTGCACCGCCGTTGCGAACTTTCGCGGACAGCTCCTGCCCTTTGCGGTAGCGTTCGCTTGTCTGGTTCAGCCGCTCCTGCTGCGCGTTCAGCCGCTGCAGCTCCATCTTCTGACGGCTCAGGCTGACGGTTGCCTGAGCCGAGGCGGATCTCAGGCGCTGCTGCTCGCTGCTCAGGCTTTTAGTGGAAATCCCCGCCGCGTTAAGCGCCTCGCGCTGCTGTTGCACCGAAAGGCGCAGGCTGTTGGACTTCGTCTGCAGCTCCGACGCTGCCTGACGGGCTTTTTCCAGTGCGCGGGCCTGCTGTGTCGTCGGGCGCTCCGTGTTTTTAAACTGCACGGCCAGCGCTGCTACCTCCTGCTTTGCGTCTTTGAGGCTCTGCTGCGTGACGGCCAGCTGCGCACTGGCCTTGCGGAAGCCATCAATTTTCCCCGCCTGTGCATCCAGCTCCTTAATAGTCGTCTGCGTCTGGCGTATATCAGACGAAAGATTTTTGGCAGCGGTCTGCACGGCTTTGAAGGGCCGCGAAGCTTTGTCTACCGCATTCAGCAGCACCTGCACTTTAAGGTTATTGCTCATCCGGGGTTGCTCCGCTGCGGATAAAGGCTTTATGCCGCCAGCCCATCAGCTCGGCCAGCGGCATGTCGTACATCTCGGAAGGTTGCCAGTGAAATATCGTGGCAATGTCGGCCATCAGGTCATTGACTGTCAGGCCGTGCGGCCAGTCTATTCGTCCGACTTCGACTGCAAAAAACCAATCACCTTGCCGCCCAGCGCAATCAGGTCAACCGGATCAAGGGCGTTACATTCGGCCTTTGTCAGTGCTGGCAGGGTAATGCGGGGCAGCACGGTCAGCAGGGAATCAACATCCGACTGGCACAGATCAGCCAGGCGCACGCCGCGCAGGCTTCCGGCATTCGGCTTAATCAGCTCCACGCTTTTGATTTCGGTTTCGCCGCGCATCAGCGGGGTTTCAAACTCAACAACGTTATCTTTCTTTTCCATGATTATTCTCTGTTCACTGTAGTCAGTTAAAGCCAGCGACAGGCGCTGGCGTCAGGGTTTATACCAGGCCGAGGTTTTTACGGCGCTGCTCAAGACGGTCAACACCGTTGACCTTCTCCACCATGTTGATGGTGTCAATTTCGATCAGCTCTTTGCCGTTAAAGGTCAGCTTGTAATAGGTGTTTTTGGAGGTGATCTTGGTTTCGGTGTCTTCGCCCTGTTTGGCTTCGCCGAAATCAAACGACTGATGCTTACCGCGCACCTCAATCTCTACCGCGATTTCCTCGCCGGTATCGTCGCGCTGGTAAGAGCCGGTAAAGCGCAGGGGAATGTCAGACGCGCCCCATTGCGTGAGAACCAGCTCATCGATGCCGCCGATGCTCCATTCAACATCGAGCGCGTCATCTTCCAGACCGTTATCAACGAAAGCCGCGCCGCTCATGCCGCCCGCGCGGAACGGGTCGAGCTTGCGCGCCAGCTTCGGCAGGGTCACGGCGGTGACTACGCCCTGATAGCTGTTGGCGTCGTTGAAAAGGTTCATTCCTTTCAGTTTGCGTGGCAGTGCCATTTATCCGGCTCCTCAGCTGTTTACGGATGCGGCGAAGTTCGCCAGATAGGTGTCGGTGATGCGCTGGCGAAGGGTTAAATCTTCCAGCGGCGGAACCGGCGTATAGTCGTAATCAATAAAGAGCTTGCCCGCCTTCAGGGTGTCTTTATCGTTGGCGCTTTCGTCATACCAGGCGGATGCACCCAGCAGATAACCGGCGTTAACCAGCTCGCGGAACTTCGCATTGATGCCCGCGATAATCTCGCGCACCAGAACCGGCGTCAGCGGCTTATCAACCGCCCACATGTGCGCCTCGGCCATCGTGTCGGCCAGCACCTGCGCCGTGCGGGTGTAGTTCTCAAACTGAAACAGCGGGTCATCGCTGCAGGTACGGTTGCCCCAGAAGCGGAAACCGTCTTTACGGATCAGCGTGGTGACGTCGGCCTCGTTGAGCAGGTCGGCGTCGGTGCCGGTCTGCTGCAGATCCCAGAACACTGATGCGGAAATGCCGGTCACGCCGTTAACGCCGACGTTAGACAGGGTTTTATGCCAGCCTGTGTCATTGTCGATTTTGGCGCGCAGGCCCAGCGCACGGGCAGTGGCATAGGCCGTGTCGGATTTACTGGTCGCAGTGTTCCAGGCGAGAAAGTCCGGCCAGATAACCATCAGCTCACGCTGGCTGAAGTTCTGGCGATACAGGCGGGCTTCGGAAATGGTTTTGCATTCCCATGCAGAGACGTAGGCGAAGGCACGCAGCTGCTGCGCAATGCTGGCAAGCGCGGTTGCCACCGCCAGTGAGTCCAGCCCCGGCACGCCGAGAATACGCGGCTTAACATCGAGCTGGGTCTGCGC